AAATATCTTTTAATGTATTAACAAATACTCTAGTTCCATTATTATAAAGTGCGTCATTTACTAATGCTAATGTAGCTAAATTTGCAACATAAAAATTTGCCGATTGCGCGCTTTGAACATTATTTGATTGAATAAATGCATTTTGGATTGTATTAAAGCCTGTTAAATCTAAATCACAAGCCGTGATAGATATCTCGCCAATAGATAATTTACGCTTTAATACACCTTTTAAAAGAGAGACTTTTATATCTGCCTCAATAACTCCAGGCAGATCCATTAAATTATAAGAATTACCAGCAGCAATATTAACCCCCATAACTTTTACAGCTTTACGAGCGTTATTATTTTTAACTATAAAGGTAGAAGCATTATTAATACCATCAGCAAAAGGATTCATTTATTATAGTCCTTCTAAACCAAGATTTTTTTCCATCGAGTTTTGCAGACCTGAGCCTTCTTCTTCCTCTTCTTCAGGGCCTTTTTTAATATTTCCAACATTTTTTGTGTCTTCAATTTTCTTTTTGCCTTCTTCAATTTTTTGCTCAAGCTTTGGTCCAATTGAATTAATTTTATCTTGACGTTTTTGGAAATCTTTAATTGAATCTCCAATTGATTTTTTGAGAGCTTGTAAATAATTTTTAGCTTGATAATATTCTGATGGAACTACATACTCAGATAATTCTTTTAATCCAAACATAAATGAATTTCTAGCTTCTTTTGGTTGAGCCATATGATTAATTACATCAATAGCGTCATCAATTTCATTATAAATTTCATTTGATAGTTTAAAATATACTTCTACAGTTTTATTAAAGTCTTTAATTTTTGATTGAATTCCAGAATCACTTGAAACACTAGCTAATTCTTCTGGACCCATATTCTTAATTGATTTGTCAATACCTAAATTTTTCCAATCTAAATTATCATATTGTTTAAAAGCAATTTTTAATGCTTGCAATTTTTTAAAAAACTCTTGGAAATATTGATTATCTTTTGAATTAGAATTTTCCATACGCCAATCCCACATTCTTTTATACCATGGGTCAGAACTAGATGGGTTTAAAATATCTTTAATTTCAGAAATTGATTTATCAATCATAATTGAAACGCCTTGATCTGAAGGCATTGAATAAGTACCATAAAGATAAGCCGCAGCTAAAGCTATGCCTGCAACAGCTATTGGTGCGATAGCCTCTTTATTTAAGGCTTTTTTTTTACTATCCACTAATGAAGTTGAGCAATTATCAGCTAAAGCAGCCAACTCTTCTTGCCCAATAGAATCCATATAATTAGCAATTTTAATTAAATCCATAGTTAAATCATTAGCAACTTTATCATAACGATAAAGCATTGCTGATGGACCTGAACTTAAATAATTTAATGTTCTTGTTTGATTTTCTATTTTGTTGCCAATAATTCCATTAGCTCTATCAAAAGCATCAGAAAATACAAATGTTTCAGGATGTGCTACTTCAACAGGATTTTTGTCTTTAAAAATGCCATCTGGCATAATATCATACAATCCTTTGGTAGAATCAATTTCTTCTTTAGAAGGTTTAGTTTTGGAAATGGCTTTATCTAAGCCTTTTTCATCATAAATCTTTTTAAAGTATTCTAAAACTTCGCTATCTCCAGTACGTGGCATATTTATATTTCCTTTTATTACCTTACTTTAAGCAATAATCAAATTCTTTTAACATAACCGAAACTGCTTTTTTATATAACGGTAAATTATTACTTTTTAAATCTTTGAAAAACTTATGAGTTCGTGGAGACAAATTATAATTTGTCATTAGATATCTTAAGAAATCTTTGTCTTCAGACTTGTCATCTAGCTTAGATATCAACTTTAATAATTCTCTTATAAATTGTTTTTCTGTAATTATATTTACTAAATAATTAAATATAAGTTTTGGAACTCCATCTAAAAATAAATATTTATCTAAAGCTATCTTTGTCTCATTTATAGAGTCTTGTAATTTTGGATAAAATTCTACTGCAAGTAAAGCGTGAGGTGTATCTTCTGTTTCTTTTAAATGATGTTTTTTAGAAGGTGTACCAGCTAAATCTGTATTCTTTTCTCTATTTATATAAGATTGATGAACATGAATTAACTCATGTTCTACTGTATTTTTAGCATTATCAATTATTTTTTGCAATTCAGAAATTATATTTAATGCTGAAAGATTAGAATATAAAATTTGCTCTATTTCTAATAGATCTACATTAACTTCTAAAATTCCTAATATTTTTTTATCTGGAAGATTTAACTCATCCCAAAAACCATCAGATTTTACATCTTTTAAAAAAATTACTTTTAATTCAACATAATAACCATTATAATCTAATAATTTTCTTTTTGATTTTCCAAAAGGAATTGCTGGCACACTTGATAATTGATCAATGTATGTTTTTAAATGTTTAGTTTTTATATCTTCTTTTAGAGTTTTAGTATTGCCATTTAATAAAATTTCACCTATTGGAATTAAAACATTATAATCTAAAACATATTTAATGTTACCAATTATAATGTTTTCAACATGAGCCTGCGCATCTTTTAATAAAGATGAATCAATTGAAATTTTGGCTATTTTATTTAAATAAATATTAAGTAGATTTTGCATATAACCTACCTACTTCTTCTATAAAATAATCTACTATTTGTTTTTTAGATGTCAAATCATTTGGAACATCTGTTTGATTAACGCTTGTGTTTGGATTTTCTTTTTTAAATTTTGATAATAAATCATTAAATTTAGAGCTAAAAGTTATTAAATTTTCATGTCCTTTTAACTCTGGATAAATAGAAGTGGCCCAAGATATTATTGTATTTTTAATATTATTTGGAGAGGTGTTAATTATCCATGAAGCATATAAATCATTTTTATGATACTCTTCATATTCAGTAATATTTGAACTTGTTTTAAATTGATAAGCTGGCTTGGCTCCAATTGAGTCTCCGCCCTTTTGAGATTTATGCTCTCCTGCTGCTGTAGCAGCAGCACCAACGGAAACAGATTTGAATAATGATTTAAAAGTGCCAAATAGCATTTTCTTAAATACATTTTTAATTGATTCTTTTACAATAGAAGTTCCAAGAATAGCGTTCTTAACTATTTCGTCTCTTTCAAAAGACGCTTCAGTTTTCTTGAGCTGTGGTAAGTATTCTGTTAGAAGTTTGTTTAACTTACTAGGATCATCTTTAGATGATGCAAATGCAGGGTCAACAACTCCATTAATTTTGGATTTTATCTCTTCGTCTGTAATCTTTTCTTTAGTTTCTTTTTTACCAGCAATTAAATCTTTAAAATCTTTTCTTAAGTTATTAAATATATTATGGTAATCAATACCAAATACTTCTGAAATAATAGTAAATATTATACCAGCTATTGGTCCAAATGCAGCTGTAATTACTGCTGGAACAGCTAAGTTTAATATTCCATTTATTGGATCTTTTTTAATTTCATCTATATTGGTTTGAATTTGATTCTTGAATAAATTAACTAAAGAATCTAAAATAGGAATGTCTGCATATTTGGAGATTCCAAATTTATTAAACTCTTCATTAATCATTTAGCCACCAAATTTTCCAGTTACTTTTTGATTTAAGTATTTAATTCCAACATCAATTGCTTGTTGCAATTGATATGTTTGAATTTTAGCTAAAGACAATTGATTACTAATACCATATTCATATTTTTGCTTAGCTGCCATTGAAGTTTCTTTCAATTGCATCATAATAGAATTAACTGTTTCAATTAAAGTTAAAGCTGCATCTAATAATTGCATTGTACCTTTAACTTTTTTGTTTTTATCTTGATCTTTATATAATTGAAAAGCTCTTTCTGCAACTTCAGAAGCTGAACCTTTTAGGTCTACAGCTCCCCAATTACCGCCCATTTGAGAAGCTAGTTCTTTTTCACTTGTATCCAAATCATTAAATAATTGAGCTATATTTGTTGATTTTAACTCCTCAGCAAATTTTGGATTGGCTTTAATGTAACCATTCATTGAAGTGATAAAATTAGTTAATGGAGATTTTAACAGAGCGCCTTGAACAAGAGGCCAAACAATTTGTGAATCTTTACCATCACCTGTACCAGTGCCACCTTCACCTGAATCAGTTTGTTTTTGATTTGAAACTTTTTCACCAGTTAAAGCGCAACTTGTTTCAGAAGCTAGCTTTTCAACTCTAGCAACATATTCTTTAGCTTCTAAACTAGCTGTTGATAATAAAGCTTTAGCTCTTTCATGTAAGTAATTTAATAGTTTACAAAAATGATCTGCATCTTCTAATTTCACAGCTGGAGCTTTTCCATCAGTTATTTGAAAATTATTACCAAATACAAATATAGAAAAAGCATTGCTATCTTTTAAATTTTGTAATTTTAAAGCTATTGGACCCTTTTCTTTATTGTTTGTTAAATTAATTAATTTGGGTAAATAATCTACAGCTAGATCTTCATCTAGTTTTTTGCCACCGTCAGTCTTGCCAGTAATGCCAAGCTTCAACTGTGAGTTTAAGTCATTAATTAAATTGCCCATCATTAAGATAAATAATTTGTTGTCTGACTCTTGAGCCTCTTTGAGTAACGATGTCGTATAATTCTTTAATAATTCAGGATTATAAAAGTATGTAAGATTCTTTAAGCTGGTTGGAAATGCTTTATATGATTTTCTATCGGCTTCTGGAACGAATTGTTCAGAAGAGTCTTTGACATCTTGAAATGTTTCAGATTTAAAATATACAACTAATTTGTTATTAAATAATACTTTTTCTTGTCCAAGAAACGCAATATAGTTTGGGATATTTGATAATTCCGAAACGCCAATATTAGCAGGAGTTCCAGCAGCATTTAATGCGCCAGATTCTGGTTTATCAGAGCCTTCTTCAGATAATCTATTAACTAATGATTTAGCAATATCGGTTAAAGCTTTATTATAAGTTGCGGCATCTTGGGCAACTTTTTGTAACTCTTTATCAACAACATTTTTCGCTTGTTTTAAATTGACTGCTAATAATGCATTAATAAGATTTTGGTCTTTAAAAATAGATTGATTTCCCATCACAAGTATATGGAATTATGAATTTAGAAGATTTATATTAGATACTTATTTTAATTGGTTTATTAGATTTTTAATAACACCAGTAGCTTTTCCTAAATTCAAATAAGCCCAGTTATTATCTATTATAACTTTGTTATTATAAAGCCAATTTTTTAAATTTTGTACTGAAGAAATATCTTCAAATAATGGGGCTAATTTATTACCTTCACCAGTAGTTAGGTTTTGTGGTATAACTAAATTAGGAATTTTTGATTTGACATTTTTTTCATATAACTCTTTGCTTTTGCCAAGAGTTTCATCTAATGAAGGAACTTTTTTACCTTCACCAATACCTTTATCAGTATATGATTTTGGTTTAATTTGAGTAAATGGTTTTTTGCCAGAGGTTTCTAAATTATATTGTCCAAATACATTAGTATAAAATTGATCAAAAGCTTCACCAATTTTATTAATTTCTTCAGCTGTAGTTAAAGCTGCTTGAGCTTTTTCTGGAATTTTTGAAACATCTGTATCTTTATATTTAGCAATAGAAGCTAAAACATTTAAAGAATTATAGGTTGGCTCTAAACCAAGACCTTGCTCAACGCTAATCATCATCTTGGCAAAGCCATAAATAACTCTAATAGAGTTTTGGGTTCTTTCTCCCCAAACACCATCAGCTTTTTTTTCTTCTGATAATGATCCTTTATGTTTTCCTATATTTGATATAGTGTCCATAAAATTTTTAAAATATGATGATTGTGCTTTTGATTTTGACAAAGCTCCAGGAAGAGTTCCTTTTTCTTCTCTATGTTCAACGCCTAAATCATCTTGAAGATATGATTGGCCTTGAATTTTACCTTTAGCAATATATCTATCCATTAGATATTGCAAGAATTGAGAAAATGACATACCTTCTTTACTAGAAGTAGCTTCTTTGGCTTGAATTAGTGTATGCAAATTCATAATAGCTTGTTGCATAACTTTTACATTTTGATGAGTAAAATATTTGGGGGCAGCAGTATAGTTTCCTGGAACAGCAGGTTTATTTTGTGCTGGCGCAGGCTTTGGTGAATCTTTAGGTTTTTCAACTGTGTCTCCTGGCAAAACAGGAGCTTTAGGTTTTGGAACTTCCTGTGTTGAAACTTCATCAATAGAGCCTGGTGGTCCAGCTTTTTTATACATAAAGAATCTATTATCCATTTTATTTAAACTTTGATGATAATTTGGTTAAGAATGGTTGAACTTGTGAAATAAAGCTTCCAACATAAGCTGTTATACCAGCCAAATCTGCTGGCTTAGCAAATTTAATTTCTTCCGTATAAGGTGCAGTTAGTTGTGCTAAATTATAATTAAGTGTTTTAATTGATTCAGATAAAAAGTTAGATTTTATATTCTCTACTTCACCTATTGTTTTTTCTAAAGCCCAATAAAGTTTTCTAACTAACCCATTTCTGTAATAGTCGCAAAATTCTTTTAATTTTGTTTTATGCGGATTGCTATTATCTAAACCATTTATATATGACTCATATTTACCAAATTGACCATCCATATTTTGGATTTTGCCAAATTGAGTTTTTAGCAATTTTAAAATATCTTCTTTTGAAACTTCATAGCCTTTAGCTTGGCCTTCATTAAAATCGCTTGCTTTAAAATCGCTTTTATCTAAAATATTATAAGAACCTAATAATAACTCTTTATTTTTTAAAATTTTAGGAGCAATAGTTGTTAAATAACTACTTAAATCTTCATTCTCTTTAACTTTTGGTAATTTTTGAATTTCAACAAGATTAGCGCTAAATGCATCTATCATTTTTAATATTTTTAATACAACTGGAGTGCCAGTTATTGTTCCAGATCCATAAGATCCAACACCATTATCTCCGCTTACACTATATTTAGAAGCTAGGCGATATTTATATAGTTTCTCTTTTAAAAGATCTGATAAATCATTTCTTATATTTGTTAAGTTTTTTATAAAAATAGGATCATCTAAATACACTTTTAATTTTTCTAACTTCAAAGAGTTTAATAAATTAACAATTCCTTCAGATCCTGTTTTTGCCAAATGAGTAGCTTTTTGTTCTAAATCATAAATGTATTTAGTTTGCTTTTGACTTTCATAATCTTTTTTAGCAACAAATTTATCTACTCCAGTTTGCTCTTCTTCGTCAGCTAATTTTAATAAAGCGTTTTGAATTTTATTTGCTAATTTTCCGTGTAGGTTTTTTCCCTAACTCTTTTAGAATTTTAGCTTGTTGTTCAATTGTAGTTTCGACTTTGCTTTCTGGAGAACCCATTAATTGTTCTCCACCTTTTGGATGAGCAAGGTTAACATAGTCTAAAGCATTTTCTTCTTTGCAATGATAAAGATGAACTTCGGCTTCTTTTAATAATAGATATTTTTCTTCTAATGCATTAGCTTCTTTCATTAAACCTAATGAATGAAGTTTAGCTGTTAGTTTTAAAAACATTGTATCAAAAGTTTCTTTTGTTGGAACAACAAATTCTTGTTTTTCTTTTGAAGCTTGTTTAGTAATAGGCTCTTCTTTGATTAAATTTCTTTTTTGTACTTCTTTTAAGAAATTATCACGAAGCTCTTTTTGTAGGTTCTTATTAAAAGAATTCATTATTATGGTTATTCCTTATTTAATGCTTTTTTAATCATTGAGATTATGCGCCAAATCTATCTTAGGCCAAATTTATCTTTTGTTTCTTGTTCAGCACCATCTTGCCCAATCCACAATCTACTTGTGCCTTCATGATAAGAATCAAAATAATTAAAGTCTTTTGTAGAAGCTCTATAACCTATATTTCCAACATGTAAATCATATCTTTTAGAGAGATACTTTAAAATAAACTCTAACACTAAAGTGTACATCCAATCTGGTCTTAATTTAAAAGATGATTCTAATGATTTAATTACCTCTTGCATTAATTCATCACCATTCATTAAAGCATCTGAAATTTCTTTAGCTTTAGCTTTTATTTTATCAATATATTTAGGTATATTTAAATTATGTTTTGAATTAAGTTCTTTTAATAAGCCATCTGTTTTAACTAATCTTTTAAGATCATATAATATAGATTTAATAGCGGTTAAATCTGTCATATCTGTTAATACTTGTATTTTTTCTGTTATTGTATAATAACCAGATGTATTTAATTGACCATTGTCATATATCATAGTTTCTTGACGAGCAAGGGCTGGGTTTTTAAAAATATTTTCTTGAAACTCTTTATTTTTATAATATAAAGATGAATCTGAATATATTTTTAATACCATCCCATTTTTTAAATCCCAAGCAATTCCATCTATACCTGCACCAAGAAATGATGGCATTCCAGATGACATGGCTAATATTTCATCAAAAATAGATTTATTTTTTAATATAAAGTTTTCTAATTTACTTACAGATGAAACTCCAAGTTTATCATAATTTTCCTGTCCTCTTCTTAATTTAAATGGCTCAAGCAACCACAAATAATTTTGTAATTCTTTTTTATTAATAATATTTTGTACAACTGGAGCTTCTCTTCCAGAATTTTGCTCTATAGAAAATTCTATAACTTTATAATCTGCTACCCATAATTTTGGTACGCCATTAAATCCAGGAATAAATGCTTGATTAATTATTTTTAGATCATCTCTTTCAGATGTTAATTCAATAATTGATTGAGTTTTGCTAAGTATTAAATAATTTGTTTTATTACTATCACTATCACTAAATAAATAAGCATCATCGCCATGATAAAACATGCCACGTAAACCAAATGTTTTTGTTATTATTGGCGATAATAAATTAAAGTTTTCTTTTACCCAAGGAATTAAAGTATCCTTTGGAAGTTTAAGAAATTGAGACATGTATGTAATAAATCTTTTTTCTTTTAATTCAGCTTCAAAATCTGCTTTTTTATAAAAAAGATCAATTAATTTGATTAAAGAGTCCACAATAAAATACTTGTTTATTGATTACCACCACAAAAATTGTAACGCTGAATACATTGGCCCAGGCGGGGCGGTAACCATTGCAACTGCTGGCTGATTGGCAGTTAGCTGTCTTGTGGTTAACTGTCCTACCTCATTTACAAATAAATTTGCGTTTACTGGATAGTTTTGATTTGTTTCAAAAATATCTGTTTCTGCCCATAGTCTTCCAACCCATACAGTAATTCTATTTGTAGCTGCTGTAGAATCGTCTCCAGGAGTATTTGGAACCTGATATGAGTATCTAACAATTGTTCTAATTGAGTCAGGTGTTCCTGAGCCAGCTTGATCAAAATTTAATGCCGTTCCTGCTGGAAAAATTACAACACCATTTCTTGGTTTTAATTCGCAATCAACATCTAAAGAAATAAATGATGTAGAGTCTACATTTGGATTTAATAATAGAACTGTTGTATCATATAATGTGCAAACTTTTCCACCAATAATTTGCGTCGCTGTAATAATTGGAGTAATTACCGCTTCATCCCAAGAAACAGATGTAAATGTAGATGTTTTAACATCATCAATTATACCAAGTGGAGCTTGTCCATCGGAAACGCCAACTAATTGTTGATTTCCTAAAATAATAAATTGAGCAATATTTCCTGGTTGAAATGTAGCTGCTGGAGAAACTGGTAATGATAATGGTAACATATCTCCACGATTTAATATTCTTAACATTTATTCCTCATCAACATATTTATCTGAAGGTATAGATGGAAATTTTACAACAAAAGTTGTAACATCTTCCAAAGCTTTAAAATTTGAAGAATCATTTGGTTCTAAATAAATAATATCGCCTTCGTAATATTTAACATTATTCATTTCAACTGAACCTTTTCCAATTATTGTAATTTCTGTAGCTAATTTATGATGATGTTTCTTTTCATAATCATCTTTTTTATAATTTTTAATAGCAATCTCAAAGTCTTTGGAGGTAAATAATGTTGGCAAAAAATCTCCAACAATCCATCCGCCTTTGAAATCTTTTAATTTATAAACTTTCATCTATATAAGATATAACAAAAAAAGCTGGGAATTCCCAGCTTTTTTATTGATATTTAATTTATTATTTCCAAATATTTTCGGGCTCTACTTCTTCACTTTTTTCAAGTTTATGAAATTTACGAGCTTCTTCTGGTTCATATTGATGATCATGACCACAAATATCACATGGTTCATAATCAGGAACTTCTTCACGTATTTTTCTTAACCAAGAAGGAATCTTGTGTTCGGATACTTTATCATCTGATTTGTCTTCATCATCTATAAAAAGACTATCATCAGCATCTTGTTTCAACAGATCTTCGTAGCTTTCAAGACTATGGCCTGTATCTTCTTTTACAGCTGATTTTAATTCTTTTATAAAATCATCTTCCTCATCTTCAAAATCATGAGGCTCTTTATCATCATATAAAGCGTATGATACTTCAGGTTGAGCCTTTTTACTTATTTTCTTTTTTGATTTTTTGCTTTTGATTTCTTCAAGAGCCTCTTTTGGAGATTTTGATTTCTTTACTTTAGCAAACTTTTCAATTATTGAAGTAATATCTTCGGCTAAAACATCTATACCGTTTTTTTCAAAAATTTCAGCAGCTTTATTTAAATGATCTAAAGCATTATCTACATTATCATTAGATAATGCTTTATCAAGCTGATTTATTATTGAAGATGAATATGATCTCATTTTTTGTCTTTTGATTTGGTTTTCTTCATATCTTTTAGTTTACGAAGATTTTTCATTTTGTCTTTTGAAGAAACGCCACTACCTTTTTTTAATGAATCTTTTAATGATTTCTTTTTATCTTTTTCTGATTTACCTTTAGCAGTTTCTTTTAATTTTTTAACTTTAGCTTCTGCAATTAGAGTATCAGCTGCTTCTAATACAGCTGAAGCGCTTTTTTCCATATCACAATCGTCTAAAAAGTCTGATACTGCGAGTAATGCATCAATAGCTTCTTTGAGAGCTTTTTTAGCATCTGGTTTTTCTTTTAGTTCTGGCTTATCTTTAGCTTCATCTTTATCGCCAGAATCGCTTGCACCGGCACAATCATCAGCACATGAATTATCATGGACATGAGGAGTGCCATCAGAGGCGTTGTTTACTTCTGGAGCAGCAGCTTCATCAGAGGCAATTTTTCTTAGTGGAGTAAATAGTTCGTTAAATTTAACGCTATTTAGTGATTTATTCATTCCTTGTGCTACTTCAGCACCAAATTTACTTTTAACAAAAGTCATTTTCTTATTTTCCTATTAGATTAAATATTAACGATATTTACGATTAAATAAAGCTTCTAACTCTGATTTAAGATCGCTTGGTTTGTTTTCAGTACGAACATCGTTATCAATTAATCCAACTGATGGCATTGACGCTTGTTTGTTTAATTGTTTAGCTGGATGACGGGCAATGACTTTTTTGACTGATTCAAAAGCTTCATCGTTCCATTCCATAATTTTTTCAACTTCAGCTGAGATAGCTTTTGGTTCATCAGCAACGAGGCCACGATGAGCCATATCATAAGCTACTTCATAAGCACGGGCAATTTTAACTTTGAAAGCATTAACTTGTTCATCAACTTCAGCTTTAACATGTTCTTTGACAAGTTCTGAAGCAAATTCAGCGCCTTCACGACCCATTTGTGAATAATATTTTTTGTAATATTCAACAGCAGCTTTATCAGCACCAGCAGCAACTAAAGCGTCTAGATCCGCACTATCTAATTCGCCATTAGCAATTAGATTATGAATAGCTTCAGCATCTTTACGAACTTTAACTGGAGCAGTAACTACAGCCATTATCTTATCATGTTGTTCTTTTTTGTCTTCAACGTGAGCTAAGTCACCTGATGGTTTGACATCAAATTTAATTGTAGTTCCACCTTGTGGATGGGCTTTGTCAAGTAAACTATCAGTTAATTCATGTGATTTAGCAGCAAGTTTTGCACGGTAAGCAGAGCGACCTTCTTTTGTAGAGCGATCCTCAGCTTGTTTTTCAACGCCTTTACTATCTTTGACAACACCAGTTGCCGCAGAAGGAACAGTTGGAGCCATCATTTCATCCTTATCTTCTAATGAGTCATCAGCTTCTAAATCATCAGCCATATCTAAATCTAAATCAAGTTGATCTAAATCGTTTAACATTTCATCTACAGAATCCATGTCGTCTGCATCATCGGCTAATTGTGGATCATCATCAGAATGTGGACCTGGAGTTGGTTCACGATCTTGAGGACCTTCATCATCAACATCCCAAGCTTCGACTTCGTCATCATCTGAAGAAAAATCACCATGACCATCTTCAACTTGTTGAGCTGTTTTAGCTAATCTGTATTCTTTCTTAGCTTGTTTAACTAAAGTTTCTGTACCTGAAGCATATTTGCCAAAGGCTGTCATTAAGTTATGAGCAGCAGCAATTGTTGCCATTGTTTCTTCAACAGCTTCATTAACTAATCCTTCTACATGTTCACTATCTGAACCAAAATCTTCACCAAGAATATCTTCAGCAATAGCTTTTAATTCTTCTTCATTAAGTTTTAGTTCAGCAGCTGTTTTACCTAATGAATCAATTAGACCAGCATTTAGGTGACGACGCATGCGATATAGTTTTTTCATGCTCGCAGTTTTTGGAGCAACGGCGCTTTCTAATTCGCCCATTTCTTTTTGTTCACCAGTTAGTAAACGAACAGCTTCAAGTAAATCAGCAGTTACATTACGAGCTTCTTCAGCAAGTTGTAATACGCGATCTTGTGGATCTGAAGCGCCCATATCAGCGGCAGGAGCTTCTGGTAATGAAGCTGGAGGTGCTGAGGCTACTGGAGCAGAAGCTTGTGGCATTTCTGGCATTGCAGCTGGAGGAGCCATTTCTGGAGCAGGAGCAGCTTGACCTTTCTTATACATTTTACTAGCAGCTTCAACACCAGCTTCTTTAATTACATTAAATAATTTGGTTCCAAATTTCTTGGTGGCAACTGAATCATAAAATTCTTCAACTTTACCATTTGTTAATTCATTAACTGAAGCAGTGAAGACTAATTTATCACCACGATAAGCTTGCCAAGCTGAGTTAGCAAGGTCATCTGATCCATCTTCTTTAGCAGCTTTAACAAATTTTAATGATAATGAGGCGCGTTGTAGTAATTGTTTACGTTTCAATTCATCTTTTTCTGAAACTGAAGCAGGTGATGGATGCAAACCTTCTACATCACCAACGCCTGGGAATGGTTTTTGTCCAACCATAGCTTTGTCTAAGTCATTACGAGCTTTCTCATTAAGTGGATCAACAGGATATTTTTTCTTTCCTGGAGTTGGCTCATTAACGCCACCGCCACCTTGGAGATAAGCTTGTTTAGCAGCTTCTAAAGCAGCTTGTCTGCGCATTTTACGCTCAGTTTGCTCTTCTTCAGCTCTTTTTAAAAGTTTTTTCTTTTCTAGATCGCCAGGGAAAAGATCTTCTGGTTTTCCAACACCAGTAAATGGCGCTTTACCAACCATATGTTTGTCTAAATGATTACGGGCTTCCTCATTTAGTTTTTCTTTTTCATATTTTGGCTTGCCTAATGTTGGTTCATTTACACCGCCACCACCTTGTAAGAAACCTTCTTTTTTCATATCACCTGACATTATATCCTCTTTATTATTAATTTGTAAAGCTAATTTTTCTAAGTTACTCTCTATCAATGATACTTTTTCTTTGATAGAATTTAAATCTTTTTCCTGAGAAGCAAGTTTTTCTTGCGGAGATGCAATTCCGTTTGTCTCAGAAGTTTCTATATCACCCTCTCCAAACTGACTAGAAACTCTGGAAGGTGTAAAAGGCTCGACTTCTTCAAGGCTCTTTGCGCTTGTTAGCGCATCACCCATCTTATCCCATTTTAAATTATTGATATATTCTGAGATTTGTTCCAATTCTTTTTCATCTGCATGAGAAAGTTTTTCTTTTAAAGTTTCAATTAAATTAGTAACAGCTGCATTTTTATAATTCTTTGATTCAAGATATTGATTTAAAGAATTTGCGGCAGCTATAACATGTTTAATTTTAGCTTTTGGATCAGCCCCATTAACAACAATTGATAATTCAATTGGATTTAAGTCACAATTAATTTCACCATAACATGATTTGGTGCGCATATGTATACAGAAATCTCTTTCTGTTCTAGCCACTGAACCACAATCATAACAAATCGCTTTACCTACAGCTGTACCCATTGATACAGAAGCAGAAACCCCAGACGCTACCTTATGGGCTAGCTCGGGGTATGATTTTTTATCTAAGGCACAAAGAGCAATTACTCTTTTAAATTGATGATCATAATATGTGTCTACTATAATTCCTCTAACAGAATCAACTTGACTAGATTTATGATCAACGCAAAGCGGTTTTCCAACCCATTTTTTATAAGCTTTTAATAATTCAGGCTCTGGAAAAATATCGCCATTGCAATTGTGGACTATAATATTATTGGCAACATATGAATTATCGTCTTCTACTTCAAAATTATATACATCGCCAGAAAATGGCACATTTTTAATATCTTTAATTGTGCTAATTTTATAATTATCATAAAATCTGCATATATTTTTAAATGATCCCCTTTTAGTAAATTTTAAATTAATAGAATCTTTTATTAAATCTTGAGCATTTGATGCGTTTATTTCTACTCTATAAAGATTAGAACAAGGTGTTGGGCCATATTTTTTATTTATTATTTTATATGTACCTTCTAATTCTTTGAACCTTAAAGAGCTTGCAATATTTAATGAACTTAACATTAAAGAAATTTGCGAAGCTAAATTTACAGAGGTTGTAATTCCAATTACTTGCCCATATTTCTTTTCAACATGGCCATCGCCCTCCAACCAGCCTAAAATAAAAGCTTTTTTAATATTATTTGGCGCAAATACAATCTCTTTATTTAAAGTTTTTTGAGAACTATATTCACCAATATGGTTTTTAAAGAAATCTACAACATTTTTTCCAGTAATATAAACTGAGCATGTATTCTTTTTTGTTGATTTCCATAATGAAATTGAAGAATTTGGGAAAATAGATTTAGTTAAACTAATAACATTTTTAACTAATGTATGTTCTTCATTTAAATTAAATGTTAAAACAGCACCTTGATATTTATTATATTTTTTAGCATAAGAGCCTTCAGCGGCAAAATATCCCAATAATCTAGCTTTGTCAACAGTTAAGTCTGATTCAACTATTTCTGTTAATACAGGAGAAAGTAAAATATCAGATTTTTTTAATTTATTAGCTTCAATAAATTCAAAATTAGTTGGGCTAGTTTTTAAAAGTGTTCTTTGTGGTCTGTTTGAGATGGTTTTTTGTACATTTAATTTATAAAATGGGTGCTCTTTTGTTGTTAAAATTTTAAAATTATTAACAATTGATAATTCAACCAATTCAGAATTAATTGGAGTTTTAAATAGTTTTTTAACTTTTTTAACTCTATTTTTATGAGTAATAACTAAATCACCCACTTGAATATCTTCAATATTCTTAACAGAACCATCATGCATTAAAATTCTTGTTTTGGCTGGAAAACAATTTTTATAGGCAACTATTGATGGATCTGAAGATTTCCATTTCCATGAATCGCCTTGAATATCCCATCCAACTTTAACTGGATTGCCTGAAGCATCTTTCCTTAATGAGCCATCACTATCTAAAGCTGAGGCTTCAGCAGCATGCATCATAATAGCAGAGAAATATAAAAAGTCATCAGCTTTGGGAGCTATTTTTTTTAGGTCATCAGCTACTTTTTTAAAGTGCTCAACAATTCTTGGATCTGATAATGCTGCATCAGTAGAAATTATACTCGCTTGAGTTATTGATAAATTCTCTCCAAATTTAACGATTAAGTCAGACATTTATTTCCTTAGTTATTTTTCTTTACAGACTCTTTAACTAGTTCTGTTTTTAGATCTTTTAAATCGGCTTCAGCTTTTTTCTTAATTTCTTCTTTAACTTCTTCAGTTTTGAAGACTTTAATTATTTCGCCAGCACTTGTTTTTACAATAGACATGAATTATCCTTAAATAATCTCAAACGTATGTTTGTATATTAGTTATTTTTCCTATTTTCAATTAATTCTTTAATCAACGGCTCATTTTCTTCTATATCAATACCTAACTCAGATGACATTTCATCTACCCAAGTTTTAGCTAAAATATTTTGTTTTAAATGAGTTTCAATTCTTTCATCAATAATCTTTTTGATTTCGTCAGATTTTTTTACAATTAAATCTATTGATTTAACCATATTTTCTTTAAACTCTTTAGACTCTATATCATTAAAAAGATCACTAAATTTATTAACAAGGTTTTCTAACTCTTGTATAGATACTACATAAGTCTTTTTTAGGTTTTCTACTTGAGTATCAGATGAAAATATATTTAATATTAAGAAAGATTTAAATGCAATTAGCTTAAAGGTATTGAATTTATCAATTGTATTATCTCTGTATTGCCAAAGAGCGGCTCTGGTTTTCCAAGTATCTTCGGGAGTTAAATCATTATTATCTTTAAATGGAGTTTGAATTAATTTAAGATAATTAATACATTTATCTAAATTGTTTTTAACATATTTTAAGCCTATAAGAGCTTTACGAGCGAAATCTTTTTCGCGCTCGGAAATATTATATGATAATTGTATTGCAAATTTGACTAAAGAAGCCATTAATTATATACCTTATATTGTACTATTTTCAAAATCACTTGAGACTTCTTTATAAAACTCTTTAACTGCTTTTTTATATTTTTCTTGTTGAATAGGATCTACCTTTAAAGTAATAAAGAAAACATCATTAATACCTATTATTTTTTTATAAAACTGTTTTGTCTTTAAATCTGCTTGAAATTGTTTGTTTTCTAGTTTATTAAAATAGGTTTTTATATTTAGATAAATATCATGATCTTCAATTTGATCTATCCAATATAGAAATACAGTTTTCCATAAAGGTTTAGGAATGTTCCTAACAAATTGTTTATATCTATTAATAGAGTCTGTTAAATCAGTATAAAACTCTATATCCATTTTATGATGCTCTAGATTATCTTTTTCTTTATCATTTTTTTCAGATGATTTTACATCTACATTATCATCTTCTTTTTTAGATATTGGGCGACCCCAAGGATCATACTTCACATCTCTCATTGTTTTAGAGGGAAGTCCTGCAGATTCTGGTAAATCTTTACCTCTTTCAACAAATGTTTGAAATGCATGCTGCAATTCATGCCTAACAGTATTTTTAATATCTAAGATATCAGCATTAATGATTTTTTCATTAATTTCACTTTTAAGAGGTATTTTTTGAAAAACATATAATAATGGATAACTATTTCTATTAGGAACCCATAATCCAGCCCAATCTTTATCATCAAATATTTGTTTTTTCTCTTTAGCTGAAGATGCAAAAATAACTTTAAACTTAAATTCTTTTTTATTTTTTGATAATGGAAAATGTTGAAAAGAATCAATATTCAGATTGAAATCATTTAAACTAAATGTAAATATATTTTTAGTAATATCGCTATCATTTATTTTAGAATTAATAAAACCATTTAAAAAATTAATTTTTTTAATATATTCTTCATTATAAACACCAAATTTATAATGAGCAAAGTCATAAAAATCATTATAAACTTCTATTATTAAATTATAATTTTTATAAAGCAATTTAATTAATTCATCTTTAGTAATATTTTTTATTAAATCAATATCAACTTCAATTTCTTCTTTATGATTTATATTAAGACTAAAATTAAAAGAATTTTCATTATGTTTATATATAAATATAGAAAGTGCTGGCGGATAATTTACCCAATCATAAACTCCAAATAATCCTGTGTTTTCATCAATACTTAAACCATTAAAGTATGGAATCGTAATATTGATACCTGATTTATCAGTTAAAGTATCAATTTTGCCAAGAGAAATAAATTTATCTAATTCATATAACTGATCTAATTGATCATCAAACATAGATTGAAGTTCATTTCTTTTTGAAATATTAGACTTAATAGAATTAAGTTGTAGTTTACAATGTTTTAAATAAACGTTAATAGCATAATCTTCAACTTGCTTAAGGAGCTTTTCTGGAACTTTAACTAATCCAGCTGATTTATATATACTTTGATTATATAAATCAATTAGTTTTAAAAAATTCATAATACTATGTTAAATTAATTATAATGGACCTGACATAAACAGAATTGGGCCCATAAATGAACTTGTGTCAGGACGATCGAACTGGCCAACGTTAGCTATATCAGAGGCTCCACCTTTTGGCTTATCTTCTTCTTTTTTTAGATCGTGGTTATATCTGTTGTCGGACTCATAATCATAATCTCCACGAACCTTATCATTTGGCCAAGTTCTGGTAGATTGTGTAAATGGCGCTGTTGAATACCAAGTATTTAATGAAGAAACCATATCTTCATCTCTAGCCATTTCAACTGCATCTAAATCATTAATATCATTAATGATACTATGATCAATTACTTTAGAATGTGTCTTTAATAATTTCTTAACTGCTTTAGATAAAGCAATTTTATTTGGATCTTTTGAATTATGAATATATAATTCATCAAATATAGATTTGTAGTTTTCTAAAAATTCTTTTAATACACTTTTGTTATTTCTTAATTTTCTAACTATTCCAGATAAGGTTAAATCTTTCTTGTCTATTTTAATAACATTATCATCTGCTAACTTAGTGATCTCTAATTCATATTCATTCAAAGCTTTTTGATGTTTAAAAAACTCAATTTGACGTAAACGATTCTTAGCCTTTTTTAAAGACGTGTATGTACCCATATTCTTTCCTTTTTCGGAAAGAACTCTATATTCTCCAGATGGCAAGCGTCTAATCATTTTTTAAATCCATATTTAACTTTTAACATCTTGAATGAAGCGGCTTTTGGTAAAGAGAAATATTCATCATTATCATTTTCAACATTCTCTTTATTTTCTTTTATTGGTTTTTCTTTTTCTATAGTAGAAACAGCTTTATCAAAATTTTCGCCAGTAGCTGCATCATTTAGTCTTTTTAATAAAACTTGAAACTCACTGGATTTAATATGTTTGTCTAAAAGCAACTTTAAATCATTTACTTTAATTAAACCATCTTTATCCATATCTAATCCTTTATTAACGTCATAGATATGAGTTTGTTTAGGATTATTTCTATCTATAATAACAGTATCTAGATCTGTACCTTTCTTAATAGAAGCTGGAAAAAATATAGATTGATAAAAAGTAACAGCATTATTAAATACATTGCCATAAGCAGCTATAGTGTTTTTAATGAACTTTTCAACCCAATCTAATTGCTCTTCTGCTGACTTTAAATTAAAGTTATTAATCTCTTCTTGAGAAGCTCCAAAGAACTTTAGTGTAGATGGCATAAACTGAATTAAGCCAACAGCACCGCCATTTTTATTTACTGCACTTGGATTAACTCTGCTTTCTGAATACATTACAGTTAAAACATCAGCAGGATTTATATTATATTTAAGACAAATTTTTATAAGCTTTTTGAAAAATAAATCAGATAAAGTATAGCTTTTAGCTAACTTTAAGAAAAAATCTGCTGATTTAATTAATTCCATTATTTTTTTGATTTATTTTTCTTTTGATTTTGTTTGGCTTGTTGTTTAGCCTTTTCTTTCTCAGCTCTTTCTTTAGCTAACTCTTGTTCGGCTAATAATTTATTTTCTGCCATTTGTTTTTGATATCTGCCACCATCGCGAAGTGATGCAATTCCCTTAGCTCTTTCTTCTCTTTCTTTTTCTATAATCTTATCTTTTTCAATAGCATCTTTTAAAGCATCAAATTTTTTAAATTCTTCTTCTTGTTTGCGCTTTTTTTCTTCTTTTACATTAAAAACTTTATCACCTAATTCAATTGGCTCGCCAGAGCTTTTTGGTGGCTCAACAACTCTTACTGAGGGTGGTTTACCTTGTCCTAATTGTTTTGGCGCTGGAGGTTTTGGTGGAGGTGGAATAATCTCCGCATCAATAATTGGATTTGATTTTGGAGTTTCAGATGGTGCGATTGGCGCTTCCTCTGGAGCATTCACAGGCTCTTTTTTAACTACTCCAGGAGATTGTTTGACTTCTTCTTGGACGCTAGGTGGACTCGCGGGGGTCTCTTCTAGCAAGACTTGTTTATCTTCCTTAACTTCTTTTAGGAATGGAACAACTGTACCATAATAAAAAGAGAGGTAAGATTTATTCCAGTTATTAATTTTATTGATTAGATTTTTTAAAACGCCAAAATAAGCTTCAATTTTTCTTGAAGCTCTTAAAGAAGCCAATTCTTTTAGAGTGGCTTTTAGTGTGTCAAATAATTCATTACCAGAATTTATTAACTTCTCTTCTTTTTGCTTAATCTCTCCAAAATATTTTGGATATCTTTTCATTAATGATTTTAAAGCTCTGCCACGATCTGTTAGATTTCTATAAACAAATTCAGAAATGCCAGCTTGTTTTTGTTGTAAAATTGCTTTTTCTTCTGGAGAAATGTCTTGAGCTAAAATTTGATTTAGGTCAACATTTACTTCTTTAATTGTTTTATTTGAAATAACATTAATTTTAGACACTATTAAATAAAAGCTATGCAATGGAGAAAATGCTTTAGCAAACTCATTTTTTAAAAAATATGATTCAGCATTTTTTAAAGCTGGTTTTAATTGAATTGCTAAATCACGAATTTCATTATCGTTTTCACGAAGAATATCCATATTCTTAGCAATATCAGAATAAAAATATTCAAGTAATTGTGATGGGGATAACTTTTCTTTTAGTTTGGACCAAAAGCCCATTCTTTGTGCAACTTTATTAACCATATTAGTATCTCTGAAAATTAGATTAAAATTTATATTATAAATTTAATTTAGGCATTTCTCCGCCACCTGATGATTCTGGTGGCGTACTTGAATCGGAACTTGGAGCTGATTCTCCTGGAGTTTCGGTTGTCTCTCCTGGAACTGGAGCTTCTTCTGGTTCTTGAATCTCTGAGTCATCTGTTATTGTTCTTAGCTCATTTAGATTCATTGATTTAAGAGCCTCTTCTTCTTTCTTTAAAATAGCATCATCTACGTTTTCTTGACGAAGTTTTCTCTTTTCATCTTCATAATCTAAACCTAAAGATCTATAATAAGTTTGTTTTGAAACTACTTTCTTTTCAACCGCTCCGCCAATAGTTTGAATATAATCATTAGTGTCAAAAAGACTCATATGATTCCATTCTACTTCGGGGATAATTAATTCTTTCTTGGAATCTTTGTAAACATAAAATTCATTTAATTTAGAAATAGGTGCAAATACTTTTCTCTTTAACCAAAGAGAAAGTTTGTTTCTAAAATTCATATAACGTTGACGTAATACATCAAGAGATACGCCACCATTTTGGTATGTAATATCTCCACCACCCTCAATAATAACTTGAGGAACCATTAAACTAGCGTAAATTTCTTTTAGCAATTGTTGAACGTCATTTGATACATCCATTACCGCACCTGATGCGCCTATTCTTTCTACAGAAATAGCATCATGGGCAAATATTTTGAAATTTTTATCTGATTCTGCATCAGCAAAGATATTTCTCCAGGTTTCAATATCTGATGGTGAAGCGCGGTAATCTGCACCTTGGCCTAATTTAACAAGAGTTATTGGATTAACTAAGCTGTGCGCTTGTACATATTTACATTCTCTTAATAAATCAAATAACATTAATGAACGGAAAGCACCAACAGGTAAACCAGTACCACGAATTTCATAAGGAGAAATCTTTCTAGATAAATGTGATGTATAGAAATTGTCAAGTGGTATATTTTCTCCTCTACGAACGTGCTCAATAATTTGAGGAGATAATTGTTTCTTTTGTTGCAAATCAGATGGTTTATTTGAAAATACTATTTTTCTTAAATTTTCATCTGGCTTCATCATGATTACAGGTTCAGATGGAATTATGGTTGGTTTAATAACCATAAAATCAGGATTCATAACTGTAAATCTTGACCATTTTAAACGTCTTTCATCTAAGTCTGCATAAACGAATGTCTCACCTAATAACCAATATTCTTGAGCCATATAGCTGCAAATATTTAAAAGCTCTGTTTCTTCAATCATTTCATTAAAGAAATTTTCAACTTTTTTATCTGGACATGTAATATTTAATTTAGAAATTGGATAGGTAGCATGTAATCCAATTGCATTCTGCACTATACCATTTAAAGCAAAAAATGCTCTGCACCAAGCATTAATTGTAGCTCTATCTCTAGGTAAATTTAAATTTGAATCTATCCAAAGAGGAGAATAGATTGGCTGCATTTGATGCTGAGAATTATTTGGGCCACGCCAAAGTGAATTTGAATTTTCATATGTAATAGAGGCAGATGCAGAAGCTTTTCTAACTAATGAAGATCCATTAGATAGACTGGTTGTATCTTTTATTAAAGAAGCGCCAGGACCAGCATTAAATCTTCCTGCGTCAACATCTCCCCTTAATTGTTCTTTTCTAAAATCAGAAACTTGTTTATAAGCGCTATGATTTAACGGTGGAGATTGAACTCCAGTTTTTTTAATATTATCAGCCATTCTACTTAATAATATATATCTTTATGGAAGATTTTATTCCAAAAGATTAGAATATTACAATATTAAAGCCTTTTTGATGGCAAATAAACAGAATAAAACAAATTATCTTTTTCTTTTTTATCTTTAAATAAAAGAGGATTTTTCTCTTTAAAACCTTTTGTTAACCAAAATCTATATGCTAGATAAGCATTTAATAAAGCCATGAAAGCATCGTTTGCTCCACTTTTAACATATCTTGGAGTAACTAAGCCCGTTCTGGAAATACTTGGTTTAATTTCTAAATTACAAAATTGATTAATGGCCCAAAGTATATGATCAGAATTACCAAGAGGAACTCTAATAATACCTTTTTTCATTTGATTATACAGTTCTTCTATATAAAAATCTCTAGAGAATTTAATTTCTTTTGGAAAGATTTCTTGATCAAATTTAACTTTATCTCTAACTTCACCAGCACGAGAAGTTAAGAACTTATCACCATATTCTGTTTGCATATGCTCACAAAGCTCATGAGCATAACCAATATCGCAAACTGCAACATCTACAGAATATCTTTTCATTAATTCTCTAATAATTGCCTTTTTGCTTTCTGTATCATTTTTTTTAAATTTAGTAACAAATTCTATTGATAATGTTGTTCCTTTAGGAACTAAAATTACAGCAGTAGAATAAGATTGACCTTTAGATTTGCCTTTATCAGCAAGTTGTTCAACGTCATTCTTATCACCAATATCTATTCCCATAAAAACAACTGGTTCAGATTTTGGTTCTATATATGCTCTAAATTTTCTTTCTCTATCTCCACAAATATCAATTACTTGATCAGGTGTTAATATAGAAGCTTCGCCTTGATAAAACTCACCCAATACTTCATTTTGAAAAGTCTTCTCAGTATTAATTGCACTGTTTTCAGGCTTTTCTCTAATAATCTTTTCTTTGGTAAAATCAGGAATATACATTTGAGAAATATGAAATCCAATGAAGTCACATTCATCATCAGGTCTAGTTGCTACCCATTTGCCTCTTTCTGCAGCTTTAACTTTATCTTGTTCAAATCCACAATGAGGACATCTGACTATTTTATCTCTTATCCAAACTTTTTCCCATTCATCTGAATTAGGTGTATAAAGAGGAAAATGTTGATCACAATTACTACATCCTAAATGGAAATATTGTTGATTTGATTTATTCCACATTCTCCAAAATTCTGAGCCTTTTAATTTTGGAGTTCCGAAGAATACCCTAACACCTTCACTCATTGCTCCATATTGAGCCTGGGTTAATACTTTTAATGTATTAGCAATTGCTTGCCCTAACATGTCCTGAATTTCATCAAAAAACACCGCGTCAATGGTTCTACCACGAATACGATCAGCATATAAACCAGTATAATCTATTCTTAGATAAGATCCATTTTTAAATTGTTTAAATGTTAACCCATCATTTGATGGTGATGAATTATCAATTTGTTCTTGAATATAAGATTTAATTTTACCTTTAGAATTTGGTCCGCCTGAGCCAATTAAAGCTGTAGATATTAATGGGCTAAGTTTTGTTTTAGCATATTCAGAAACGTGAGATTCTTGGGGGAAAACGTGCAAAACTCTCATTGGAGGATTTTTATTATTTCCAAATAAATTAGAAGCTGTAAAATATAAAGATAAAGCAGCGGCAAGAGTTGATTTACCAACCTGACGACCTGCTACTACAACAACGGGTTTAGAATTTCTTTCTAAAGATTTAGCACCTATATATCTATAAATATCAGCAAATGGTTTATAACCATTATTTGTTAATCTAAATGGTTTACCATCTAATGTTAGATATTTTTCACACCAATATACAGGATCTAAGCTTAGAATATCATCTTTAATTTTTTCAAATAAATCCATACATTATCTATATCAATTATAATTATTTTTTAGAAAAACCGGCAAATAGATCATTATCTTCTTGAATATCAGAATCGGTAGTGTCTAATTTTCCTAGATTAGTTGAGTTTTGATCATCAATATCATTTTCTTCAACTTGAACAACTTTATTTATATATTTTTTTAGATTCTCATCTTCTAGAGCATCATCACTTAATTTCATCTTTAAATATTTAGGAATTGCTTCTATAATTGCTTGAATGGCAAGACCTGGACGATCTTCTATATAGTTATCAATAAATATTTTAATATCTTTACATTGTTTAAAGGCTTTAGGAGTATCATCTTCTTCAGCAATTTTTGTTTGAGAAGCATCAGAATTTTTAGCGCTTATTTGATTTAAGTAATTAGCTAATCCAGTTCTTTTACGTAAATCTAAAACAACTTCATCAACTGTTGAAAACTTTGGTTTAACACCTGTTAAAATTTGATTGATTTGGGAGTATACATCTGAATTATCTTTTTTTCCAACTACAGCTTGACGCTTGATTAATTCGTGCGTAAATTGTTCCTCGCGGAGTCTCTCTGAGACTTTATCAGTATTTAATATTGGTAGATTTCTAAATTTCATCTTAAAATAATACGAGAATATATTATGTTTTACAGTAAAATTTGCCCAATTTGTAATATTCCAGCAAAATTAGATTTACGTTTTGGGCCTCCACCACCAAAAGAATCATATTTAAATCATTATGGTCGTTTTTCATGTATTAGAAAAAATCATTTTTATACTTGCGGAAATATGGATATTTATAATTATAATGTTCATAATAATGAAGGAGATAACTCCCATTTATTTATAAATAGTAAAGATAAAATAATCATGTTTTATTTTCAGCGTAATAAATTTCATGATATTTTATTGTTCAAAAAACCTAAAGATAAATACTTTACAAGTGATATGAATTATATGCTTGAATTAACCACTCAAGAACCAATAAAAAGATTTAGAGTTAAATCAGATTTATGCATTAAGTTTTTAATGAAACATTATTCAAAAATGAAAAACTCTAGTGGTGATGAACTAGAAAAGCTAATCTATAAATCTATGCTACTTCTATAAAGTCTAGAAAAAATATAAAATCATAGACTTATCAGTTATATCTATTATAGAGGAAACTATGATTGATGTATTTGAAAATAATGATGGGTATGTGCCTCCAGTATTAACTGGACTTGATGGCTCTATAAAATTTTCTGCCACAAATGTTAACTTAAATTTATCAGATGAAGATTTAACAAAAGTTAATAGTATTAGGGATAAAAATGGACCTAGCTGGGATAAGGCGCTTGGTCGTATTAATAAAAAGATAGCAACAGAATTTAGTAATGATAAACAAGAAAATAATCTTGAAGCATCTGTTGATAAAGAAAAAATACCTTCTTTTAAAAGACTATCTACAGCCAAAGAGATTTGGCCACAAGATTCTGAAAATGTAAAAGAGTTAGCTAAAAATTTAGAATCTGAATTTACAAAATTAGATTTAAATAAAGCAGCTTCCACATTAGTTGTAGCTGTTAAAAAAGGTATTCAGTTAAATATTAAACTTAAGCCTGAAGAAGTAGATTTTTTAAATTCATATAATGAATCAATGTACTTTGGCGAACTTTCACTCGCCCAAGTTGGTAGATTTATTTTGCTTAAGGGTATTAAAGCAATTAAAGAAGAAAAGGATTAAGAAGCGTATTGAGCTGATAACTCGTTTTGAGTTGAGCGTTGATCCCACTCTTCAAAAGGTAATAGTAAGCGATCTTCTCTTATTTGAATTCCCATATCTGAAAGTAATTGCACTACCTCTACTTTCTCTCTTTCAGAAAGTTTGTACATTTCGGCTTGTTTCTTGAAAAGGAATTCAATATCTTTTCCTTGAGAAATATAACCATTAATACAGGCGCGTGCAATTCTAGAAATTAGAATTGGAACTGTTATTACTATATTGGTAACAATTGCTTGACTACCATTTTTAACCATCTCTTCTTTATCAAAAGAAGCTTTTTTACGATATCTACCAGATTCTAGTTTTTCTTTACGATCTTCTAAACGTTCAATACCATCTAGAATTTCTTCACGTAAACCTTCTAGTAAATTAATGTCAAGGTCTCCATCTAAATCTACTTGAGCAGCTTTATCTAATTGTTTTAGGAATTTCTTTAAATAAGCAGTAGCACGATCAATACCTGATATTGATTTGCCATCATGTTTTGGAATTCCAGCCATACGTTCTTTGGCCCAATTTAATAAATTATGAATTCCGCCAGTTTCCCAATCCCAAATATCTTTTGGTTTGATTTGTAAATCTTCGTCTTTATCTGATAATTCAAGTTTATCATCAACAACTAATTCTTCAGCTTCTGGAGCGCCAGGGACTTCATCAAGTTTAAATTGATCATCACTAATCTCAATAACTGGAGTTGGCTCTTCTATTTTTAGAACAGCATCGTCTTGATGAGGTTCATGTAAATCCTTTATTTCTAAAGCTGATTCTGGGGCTTCATTTGGATATACAACAATATCTTCTAGGTGTATATGTTCTTGAGCAGTTTTTAAAAGAGGCATTAGTTGTTCCTTAAATTTTGAGTCTTTGATATTGAAAATATTCAATAAAGATAAGAGATTATTGGTTATAAAAGCCCTTGCTTCTAAATTATTTATTTTAGATATCTTCTTTATTGAGTTATTTATCTCATAATCATTATTATGATAAGCTAAATTGTATATACCATAATAATTGTTTCTTAACACGTCACCATAATCACTCCAACTGGCTATTGGATAAGTATATACATTATCATACATGCCAATTGGATTTATATGCTTTAATAAATCTTCTTTGTTTAAAGGTAAATTCTTTTTAGATTTTTCTTGTAAATAATCATCTAGCTCACAATTAACCATGTTTTTATCTAAAAACATTTTTTCGGCAAATGGGCAACGAGATTTATTTTTAATTTTACTATAAATTTCTAAATTAACTTTTTTAAGATCTTCGCGCTCTTTATCATTAATCTCTGAATCTTCAATTAATTCAACTGGAGCTAAATTTTTCCAAATATCACCAATAGATTGACAGGCCTCAACAATTGGTAGTCCAAATGGGCATTCATATTCAGATCTAATTACAGATAATTTTTTCATATTCTGGTCTTTAAAGCCTTTAATTTGTTTTTGCGCTTTTTCTTTTTATTTAAAAAATCTGAAACAGATTTATATTTATGCATGTTTTGAAAAAATCCTTCTCCTGGACCGAGTTGGATTATTATCTAAATCATAATTTCTAAAAAATTGAGCTTGTTTTACATTTGCTTTATAAAATGGATAAATCATATT